TCGTGCGGTCTCTTGGTTCATTAAATTATTTAAATGCTCTGTCGCGGCTTCTATGAGCTTCTGAGGGTACTTCCTTAATTGCTCGACGCTCTTGTTTGTGCAGACGGCTATTTTTTCAAGCTCGTTATCACTTGTCATAAAGACTTGAAGCTCTCCTAGTGAGAGATCCGACCATTTATGAGGGAGGCGTAGTTCCATTGTCTTAATAACTAAAGTTTGTGGGTTTCCTTACAAAAACGGTTTACGGGAATCGTGCGTGTATTTTGCGTGTTTACGGGAATTTTACGGGTCGCCCGTATTTTACCCGATAGCATAAGAGCCGAAGTTCGGATTCGTCTGGTTAAAAGTAATCGCGTACCTCATCGCGTCGATAGCATGGTTAAACTCGTCGACGGGTTCATTCAGTTGCTTGCCGTTCTTGTCTTCTTTCCATTTGTAATTTCGGAGCTCTTTAATAAGGTTCACGCTCCGAGACGTGATAAGAAGCGGTCTCGAATGGAGGAACTGGATTCCGTTTTTAACCGAATCTCTTCCCTTTCTTGCTCCGTGAGTATTGAATCCGTGAGCGTGTATCTCGTCGATGCTCTTGGGCTCTGCGGAGTCACAGATAATAACATCTTGTCGATTAACCGAATTATCTCGGAGGACTTTTGATATATCTGAATTAGTAAGGCGCGGCGCGTAGCAGAGTTCATCGATTGCGAAGCCGTGTCCGTCGGTGTAGACTCGCACGATCGCGGTGGGGTCTGCTGTATATCCGAAGTCGATTCCATAGTTCATAGGTTTAAATTCGTTGGGGATCTGGTCTATTTCTTTCCAATGCGTGAAGATGGTCGCCCGGCTTGCTCCTCGCTCTCCGAGGCCGTATACCCTCCAGAAGTTTTCGTCGGCTTCTCTGAAGCGTTCAATTTCCAAGAGTACACTTTCCGGAAGGAACGGGTTATCCTTGTACGTCGTTTGAAAGAAGTCCGCGTCCTCTCGTGGGATAACTTCGTCATAGATCCAATGGAATTCATCTGAAGGGTTATAGTCGATTATGGTTCTCCCGGTTGTTCTGAGTAGGAGTTGCCTCCAATCTTCGAGGCTTATTTCATTCGCTTCATTGACGAAGAGAACGTCCCGTTTTCTTCCCCGTACTTTTTGAGGTTGGTCGATAGAAATGAATTCGATGAGGTTCCCGAAGAGTTGGTAAGTAGCATCGCTTTTGTTGTGTAGGTCGGGGCTGTATAGCTGTTCTCGGTTGAGTATCTCAAAGAAGTCTCTCATAGCCGTAGCGCGGAGGGCGGGGAATGTCTTACGGCAAATGGTAATTACGAGACCTTGGTTCTTGTATGCGAGTTCTATGAGGGCTGTGAGTATTGAGTACGTCTTGCCGGATCGCGTCCCGCCTTGGTGTACTTGAATCTTCGCTTTTGAATTCCTGACGTGGTAATATGTGGCGGCGTGTTTATTCATCGAGCCACGAGAGGGGCTTCTTCTCTTGTACCTCTATTTCTTGCCGTTCGATATATCCTCGCTTCTTGCCCTTGGTCTTTAGGAAGAAGATAGTCGCGGCGGGGTTGCCTTCTTTTACGAGCTTGTAGAGGTGGCTTTCTGCGAAGTCGAGAACGCCGTCCTGGATTGAGTCCACCGCCTTCTTATATTCTGGGTCTTCTTTAAGCCAGTTGTAGTGAGTGCCTCGAGATATACCCGCCATCTTTACAGCCGTTGAAACAATGCCTAACGATTTCTCAAGGGCTTCAATCATTGCCTCCTTTTTAGGGCTGTTCAATTCGTCTAATTTTACCGCTTCCATAACTCCGCTTTTTTACCTGTGAAATCCTCCCATCGTTTAACAATTACGTCGCAATATTTCGGGTCTAATTCCATCCCGTAGCATTTGCGTCCGGTTTCTTGGCAGGCAATCAAAGTAGACCCACTCCCTCCAAAAGGTTCGTAAACAAGACCCTTGGCCGGTGCGCTGTTTTTAATTGCGCGGGCTGGTAGGCTTGTCGGTTTTTGCGTTGGGTGCAGGTAGTCGCTTCGGTTGTCTCTTTTTAATTGCCAAACGTCGCTGGCTTCGTCTTCTGTTCTGCCTCCAAACCAGTTGTTCAGACCACCGCCCCCTGCTTTGTAGCCGTGGAAGATTATCTCATATTGGTTGTGGTATCCGTTCGGCTTCATTACAAACGATTCTTTTACCCAAATCAAATGGCGTGGGAGTTGCCTACAAAATCTCTCAAAGAGTTTGGCATATAGGCCAATGTTTCCCTCGCCTCCACAGAAGTACAGACGCGCGCTTTCCTTCGTTGCAGTAGACACTGCAAGGTCAAAAGAGAAGGGGATCGCGGTTTGTGTCAAGTCACCGGCGATTGTGCTGTTGTTTTTACCTCCTTGAATGTTCACGCCGTAGGGCGGATCCGTAAAAACCATGTCCGCCTTCTCTCCGTTCATTAGCTTCTCCACGTCCTCCGCCTTCGTAGAGTCCCCACACAGCAAACGATGCTCCCCCAAGATATAGAGGTCTCCGAGTTTCGTCTTCGGTTCTTCCGGGACTTCGGGTACTTCGTCGGGATCCGTAAGACCTTCGGTCGGTTCTTCGTCTGGTTGCCAAACGTCAAGCCCCCATTCTTCTAGTTCGGTTGCATCCCATTCATTCGCGAGGATGTCCCAATCCCATTCACCGAAGCCGACGTTATCCTTAATGATAAATGCGTTCGCTTTGGCTTCTTCCCACGAAGCGATGTAAACGGGTGCCTCGGTCAGTCCTGCGGCCTTGCAAGCCTTGAGGCGCATATTACCCCCGAGTACAATCATATCGGGGTTGACTACGATGGGACGCGCTTCGAGCATCTCGGGGAATTCCTGGATACTTCTCACGAGTTTCTCGAACTTGTCTTCTTTAATTGTCCGAGGGTTGTTCGGGTTCTCCCGAATCTCCGAGAGCTTCGTGAGCTTGAACGATGACGGCTTCGAGGGTGTGGAGGAATTCGGCATTATGTACGGCTAAAGTGAGGAGGAGGGTTGCGGGGTCTTCTCCCATGTGCATTCGAATAACTTGGCTATTCTCTGTTATTAGAAGGTAGTTCTTCGCGTGGAGGAGGGCTTTTCTCGCGGCTCTCATGTTTTTTTGTTCGCAAAATAAGCAAGATTCCAAGCAATAAAAAGGAAGCTATCGCGATTCCAAGTTGATCTGTCATCCGTGTATGATTTTCCCTTCCACGTCTCGGGCGACGGTTTCGAGCCAGTCGCGATCATAATGAGACATATTTAACTGTCTTCGATGGAGTACCTTCATTCCTCCGTAAGAGACCTCTTCGAATTTGTCTTTCTTGGGTTGCTCCATAAACTTACGGATGTTCCTTGCGATTTCTTCGCGTTCTTCTTTTGTGTAACTCATTTGTTTGCGTCGTTTAGTAGTTTCTGGAGCTCGCCTAACATCCTTCGGTTACAACTGGAACACTGGGAAGGCTTGGTGTTTGTGCCCGTTGCTTTTGAATAGATGCGGGCGAGGTCTCCGTTAGTTGCTTGTTTTGGGTTTTTAAGTAAGTTTCGAATCTCGGTTAAGTCGGTCTCTTTGATTTCTGCTTCCCATTTTCCCAAAGGGCACGAGGCTACCTTCAGACGCGTCTTCGTGGGCATATGGCAACCGCACAACTTCGAATCGGTGAAGGCTTCCGTTACGAGGTCTCCACAACTCATCGTCGACTTGACGAAGTGCTCGCAACCTTTACAGATATTGAGGCGATCAGTCCGCTTTTGCCCTGTTACGAAGAACATCTTTTAAGGTTTTTCGGGTGATGTGTAGTGAGCGATATAGGGTTGATTCTCCAATCCCAGACCGTCGAGATAAGTCAGCCATATTCCATCCTTGCAAGTACAGAGAGAACAGCGTTCTATCGAACCAGGAGAGACGGTCGAGGACGAGTTGCATTTGTTCCCGTCGGACGGCTTTTGTCCAATCGTTTTCGGTTGTTGCTTCATCGGGTTCTTGATCAATTATTTTATAGATTTCTTTGAATTGTCCTCTTGTCGCTTCGAAGTACATCGCCTTCACAAAGTATCCCATAGCCGTCTCACCTTCTTTGTTCGGGAATCGTTTGTCGATGCATCTCAAATAAACATGGTGCACAAGGTCGGAAGGATCGTCCGTCCACCGCTTCGCGATACGAACGAGTTTTGAATAGTTCTTTGTCAAGAACTCATTCCAGTCCTCTTTGTGCTTTAATTTCATTGACCTTTTGACGATAGTAACGAACCTTCTCTTCTAACTCTGCGACCGTCCATTTCTTATTTTGGTTGCTTTCAAGAAGAATCCTCTCCGCCGTTCCTTCTCCATATTGCGCATCTAGATTCTTTCCAAAGACGTATTGTTGCCCGCCGTTCATGTTACACTGTTTACATTGGAACTGACAGTTCTCTTCGAGCCAACGAGTCGCTAATTTTGCCCGCGTGATGAAGTGCCCACAATCTACTTCTTTCCAGTGCCGTAAGCGTCCGCAAGTAAAGCACTCTCCCCACCCTTCTTCGTTACACCCACGAAGGCGAATGAATTGAGAAAAGATAGAATCAAGTTTCGCTTTCGTCTTCGCTATTCCCATTCTTTCCAGGTATCAAAAAAGGATTGTTCTTAAGTCTCCAAGCGAGCTTTGCCGCTTCTGCGTCGTATTGTGGGACGTTCGTTGGATCGTCCGTTCCTCTTAAAACTTGTTGATGTTGTCGCTCGAGTATCGGGGCGCGTTCCTCTTCGTGCTTGATTAAGCACTCTCTAAATTCTTGAATCTTGAGACGTTCGTAGAACTTGCCGTAATGCCCTTGCTTCATTCGGTCGCAAACTAATCTAAACTCTTCCAATTTCAAAACGGGGAAAACCTCGAATATCATCTCAGCGCAGAGGGCTACATCTTCGAAGCTATGGAGCGTCTTCTTTGCGTCGATGAAATCAACCGTCTTTTTAATGAGCTCTATTATTTCGGTTCGCGTCTTTTCCGGATAACATCGAAGCGCGGTCTTTATGTTTGTTCCTTCGTGCCAAGCCTCTTCGGGCGTGTACTTAAAGAGACCCGGTGCGGAGATAGCGTTCAAGCTGTTCTCGGTCTGGAGGCTTTGGATCTGCCTTCTTTGCTCGAGGGAATATTCCTTGCCACTGGTTCGCGATAGCTTGTTGGATTGCTTCGATTGCGTGTTGTTCGTTTCCATTTGTTTCGTTGTATAGTTTGTGAAGCGCGGCGAGTTCACCGCGAGTAGTGTAGTTTTTGATTTTTCGTTCTTTGCGGTCTTCTTTCCATTCGCTCCAAATATGATAAAAGGTTTTTGAATCCCAAGGAAGGTGAATCTCCTGTTCTTTTTTAGATTGTTCTTTAACTTGTTCTTTAATTGTATTAATAGAGGTATCATTTGATCGGTCTGCCCGATCATTTTTTTCCCCCTGCCCGATCATTTTTTTCGGTCTGCCCGTAAATATTTTACGGTCTGCCTGATAAGTTACTTTCCTCATGCGTCCATCGAATTCGATTTTTATGAAACCAAGCCCCTCAAGTTTTTTCAACGCTCTGGAAATCGTTGGTCTTGAAATCTTGTACTCTTCTTGAATGGTTTCGTTTGATTTATAGAAGCTCTTTCCGTCTCCAGTAAATGAATCGATTTCAGCTAGTAAAGCCTTTTCAATAAGTGAAAGGTCAGGGTTCAACCAAATATCTCGGTCGATCCATACCCCTTTGAATTCTCTGTCCATGTTTCAAATATTAAAAAAAAGAGGGAGTCATTCGACCCCCTCCCTTTCACATATCAACACCTCTTCAATGATTTCGGCGAAGGGAGCTCCGCAAGTTTTCGAGATTTCCGGGATGTGTTTAAGCATATTTCGCGGAGAACGGCTACACCAATTCGTAATGGTTCTCTGCGTTACATTGAGCGTCTCAGCCGCTTTATCGAGACTCTTGTAGTTCCTCAATAAAAACAATTTAATATTATTCATAACGTTCAAATGTATAGGCACCCCACAAAAACGATTTCTTCACCTTGACTCTTTTCTTCAAAGTTTCTTGTCGCTTTACTTCAGGCGTTTTCTGAATTGTTTCCTTTGGTTTGTAAGGGTTAGATCTTGGTAAATTATTCTCTTTCCTTAACCGGCTCACATATTGAGACGTGCACCCTATAAATTGAGCGGCGGTATTATTGTCCGCGTTTGGGTACGTTTCAAGGAATTCCTTCACTTGTTCCTTTACCGTTCTAGCTTCGTTCATTCTTGGAGCCTCTTTTATTTCTTCATCATTTTTCAGCCATCTCTGACCGTCAAAGACATATACCTTCCTCATTACTTTCCAGTGAGACTGCATACTTAAAAGAGTGCGTCCTTTGATTTTTTTGACTCCCATCCAACACACATTCCCCGAAGAGTACAGATTTTTATTTATTCGTGTTAAAAGGTCTTCTTCTTCTTGAGTCGTCCAACCAACCCGGGTGTTATACTGGCCCTTCATAGCTTCGACATTAAGGAATCACGAAGGTTCACCAGGTACTCCGCCCTTTCAAGTATCTTCTCATGATCGCTTTCTTCTTGAAGAGCTAGAGCGATAGCCCAAGAGGCCGTGATTCGTTTTGTTTTCTCTGGGTCTTCTTTATAATACCCGCCCGAACGGTTTTGACCCGGTTTCGTGAGCTTCATCTTATCTCCCCATTTAGTAGGAGTTATTTCATACTCTACCTCGTCGCCAACGTTCCAGCGGTCTTCGGTCTTTGCCGATACTTCTCCGCCCGATCCGTCTTCGAGTTCGATATTGAACTTATACAATAAGCCGACTTGGCTTTCATAAGTGCCATTTGCTTGAATGGTCTTGATTTTTGATTGTCCCATTTTATTTGGTTTTAGGGTTAATAGTTCTCGCTTGAATGATGGACTGTTTAAATTGGTTCCATATCCTATCGAATCGGGCTTCTTCGTCCGCTAGGTATTGAGTCCATTCGTTGAATGATTTTGCTGGGTTGACGTTTACGCTACTACGAACGCAAACCATTGTCCTTCCCAAGGGCTTTCTTTTTGAATTCTGCATTAATGTATCTGTTTAGGTTAATGATCGAGGATTGTACTTCGAAGAGGAGGCGGTCAATATCCTCCCCTTCGAATTCTTTTTGTGCCCAAGTCCAATACTTGAGAACGTCGTCTTTGATTTCATCCATTGAGTAAGTGTTGCTCTAGTTCCCAATCGATTTTATCCATGTTGACCTCAATAAAGGAGGGGTCTACTTCTGTGATGTCAATCACGTTTAAGCCGCTCACTATCCAAATTCTTTGAATTGAATAATCCGAAGGGCTCGGGGGCGTGTCGTAGGTTCCTGGTTCGCCTCCTATGATCTCGTAGTCGATTTCTAGGAAGACGTTACCGTCTAATTGAATTGAAAATTGTTCCATAGTTTGTTTGTTTAACGGTGCTAATGTAGAACAAAATTTCCAATTATAGAAACCTTCTTCCAAATTGTGAAAAAAAGAAGGAGGCCGTTAAGCCCCCTTCCCTGAAACAAACAAACAGAAACATGAATCAAGCTCCGCGATGCGGTTGGTATGATTCGAGCAGCAAGGTTACCCCGTTAGTTACGAAGATACGTCTTTTTTACTAGAACCGAAATAATAGTTTACCACTTGCCCGACGAGGGTTCCCTCTGCGAATCCTAGTATATGAAAAAATATTTCTTTGTCTTCGACTCCGTTCTTTGCCCAAACGACCATTGTAATTCCGATAAGCATAGCGGCAACCCCAACAAACGCTTGCATATAGTCGCGCTTTCCCGTCGCCTTCGTGACTTCTATCTCTCTATTCCTCGCGCTTTCTCTGTCGCGAATCACTAACTCTTCAAGCATAAGCCGCGCTCGTTTCTTTTCTTCTTCGCTTTCCGTCGAGCGGTCAATTAAAACGCCAAGGGCTTTGAGTATCTCACCCCCTGGGACTAGTTCCCCAACGGCTTCTAATACGTCCGGAGATTTCTCCCTAAACCATTGACCGAGCCTTGTGTCTTTTATCTTGTCTCTTAGTGGAGTTCGTGACATTGTATTTCGTATTCAGAGCCTTGCGGCTTTATTGTAAATTTCCATCCACCGAGGCGAGGAGTCGAGAAATTCTTTTCGACTTCCCAACCAATCGAGCGGTCTTTCTTTTTGTATGATCCCGTCTGTACTACGTGAACGGTTTCTTGTGCGTGATTGAAGTTATTAGTTAGATAGTCCCTCATCACGGGATGATACCATTTCTGGTGAGTATGTCCCCGCGCTATGATTCGCGCTTGAGGATAATCTTTCATGTCCAAGTCGATATTGAGAACGCCTTTCGAACGTCGAGAGTTGCCCCCCCAACCGTGATGGTAATGTAAAGGGTAACTCTTCCGGCGACCCTTTCCTTGAATATCGCACTTTAATATCACCCAGCCCGCATAATACCCCGCGACTATCTTCGCGCCCTTATCGTTTAAGATGCCGACCGTCCTTTGTATTGGATCGACTCCATGTCTCTTCGTGATATTGGTTTCGTGATTTCCTTGAGAGATAAGTTTGATCACGTCTTTATAGGGTTCGAGTTTCGAAGTACAGTCCTTTATGACCTCATCGATATAAGCCATGGCTTTGAGTTCCGGTCGAAGAGAATCATAATTCCCTCTTGGGTCTTCGCGCATATTCATTAAATCGTAAAGGTCACCAAGGATAAAGACAGCCGCGCCTTCTTCTTTAGCCATGTCGAGATGTTTGAAGAAGAGGCGACGGTCGCACTTAATTGAATCGAAGTGAACGTCAGAAAGGAGGTAGATACTTCTCACGTCTGCCGCCTTTTCAAACGACAAGGGTAGGACGTGGATGTCTCTGTCTTTTAATAGTAAGTCCATATAATATGCTGGCTTTTCTTTGGATGATCGTCAATATCGCAATGTATAAAGTTCTCACCAATACCAAGGCGAACTATACCAACGGTTAAGAGCGCATCCAATACAAGCCAACGTTCACGAGAATTTGAGACGCTTATATCCGCCGCAAGCCCTAAGAGGTGCGGAGAGTTCTTCGCCGTCTTGTATCCTCGTCGCGTCAAATTTGCGTGCCATTCTGGGGTACGAAATCCCGAACCTATACGGAAAGGAATTCCGGCAATGTCGCGGGCTTCATCTAGCAAGAGCAAGAAATCGCGATCCATCATCTCGCCCGATCCCGGCCTATCGGGAGAATCGAACTCATCCAAAGTAAAGTATCTCAATTTTAAATCTTTCATCTTTCGGCAAGCATTAATTCAATTTTATGGACGGCCTTAACGACCTCCTTCATCATGTCTTTGAGTTCGTCCTTGTCGGACTCTACTCGAATGATTCTTCCCTTGAGCTTTTCTATCTCACGGTTGAGGTTTACCCAGACCGCTACGATTGACAGTAGGCTTGGGAGAATGGTTAGTATTATTTCGGTCGAGCTCATCGAGGAACTTTTTCAACAAGGTTATGTTAGTCTTTCTATTTTTTCTCATCCAAAAAAGGCTCTTAAATCTACAAGGCGCGGGTATCTCGTTTGTCCTGAGATACTCATCCCGCTTTGGTAATAGTCGGCGGGTTGCGGTATCATATCGGCTCCCGTATTCGAAGAGTATTCAGGAAAGAGAGACGAGTTATTACAGAGATAGTCATAAAGGCGGTATGTATAGAATTGCGCGTTCTGTCGTGCTCGCTCAACCTCCCTATGTAAATCGTCAGGAGAGATCGAGGTCGTATCTTCTGACACACGAATAACCAAAGAGCCGTTATCCATCTTCACGTAAAGAGACGGGATAAGTTCAACCATCGTCCACCAAAGGCACGCCTTACGAACGTAGGAATCCATCAACGTCGCATAATCTCCTGTCAGGGTACCTCCTGAGATATCGCTCTTTAATTTGTTGAGTAAGTCCGTCCCCAAATAGAGTTGGATGTATTTGTCTTGTGCAAGGATGATAGAGGGCACGAGATACGAGTCTTCTATACTTCCGTTGATATTGGTGATCCGCTTTAGATAGTCGGGATTCACAAAGAGTACTTCTGCGGTGAGTGCCATTTATTGGGGATTTAAAAAGCCTTGGTTCGGCATATCTACGGGGCGGGTAGCTACGCGGCGGTCGTTTTCTTCGAGTCGCTTTGCATCGACTCCCGCCTCTCGAATGAGTTTTTTCGCTTGATTTACGGAGATACGTTCGTTATTTCTTCGGAGGTACGTTTGTCGCTTCCAGAAATGGCGGCATCGAGGCCCGCCTTTAAACAAAAAGAGGTCGTAAGTATCCGAACCATTCGGGCCGAAACCAGGGTTTACAGCACGTCCCGAAGCCGCTTCAATGTCTTCTTTTCTATATACGCGCTTCGAAGAAACCATCTTTTTACAAAACTCTCTTGAATCGCTTGAAGTCGTCTCGGGAGCGTAAGCGTAACGAACTTTAATAATCTCGGTATCTTGTTCCGATCCGGCTTGGGGTTTGGAACTCGGGACGCGGGCAAATGCCCACATCGCGTCGCGGGCTGTTTCGAGGTCGTAGTCGACTTCTACCTCGTCGATGAGTTCCCATTCTTCTCCCATCTCTTCCCCTACTTCTTCGAGGTAATTCATACAGCCGTCGAGGTTGATTTCTTCGCTCGATAAGGTAATCAACTGCGAAGGCAGTCCCGAAGCGTTTAGAAGCGTTTTAACGGCCTCCTCGACTACTTGCCTAGCTGGATTAATTACGTTACGTTCGAAGAGCTCTGAGGACTCCGCAAGCTCTCCTCCGCCTCCTAACTTACCCGGTACCGCTACCCCGAACATCTGAGGCGACGTGACACGGTGTCCGACCATAATCTTTGCCGTTACCTCTTCGCTTAAAAATTGGTATTGATTATGTGCGTCCGAAAGTTGGAACGGCTCGAAGTCGGGCTTCCTGTCGGGATCATCGGAATACGTAACGATGAACTTGCCCGCGTTGCTTGCTCCGCTCAACTGTCTCTCGATGTCCATCCGAATGCGGTTCCTTTCCTCTTCGGGCGGGATGCCGTTCTTAAAGTGAATCGAGAACGAAGGGCTCATCCCGTTCTGGATATTGTTAATGTGGTAAATCGAAATCTCTTTATCCAGTTCTATGTAGTTGATTGAACCGACATAATCCGGTTTTGGATAATAGAACGACCCAGGAGAGAACGGCTTTACATAGAGAATTTGAGTAGGATGGTCGATCTTCTTCTCTACGTTGAAAGAACATATCTCGACGGGCTCCTCTTTTCTATCTTCCCAGTCTTTCGAATAATAATAATACTCGACTTTCTCGTCTTCGTTACAGAAGCCCGAACGGATATTCTCAAATGGAAGGTGTGAGACGTTGGCGATAGTCGTCCGGTCGATACTCCAGTTCACTTCGAGGGCGAAGCCTCCTTGAATCTTAAAGTCGAGGCAAGCCTTTCTAAGCTCGTCATTCAAGTTCCATTGATCGAAAGCAAGGCGACCCTCTAAATCGGAAGCGTCGAAACCATCTCCAAATATCATCATGGCGATGGTCGTCGAGAGGGCGTTATGCGTTGCCGAAGAATGAAAGAGGTCGACGAGGTATTGAGGGAAGAGGTTGTCGTCTCCGTAATTTACGAAGCCCTGTGAGTTCGGTGTCTCCCTGTAAGACCGTTCCTCGTATTTATTCAGTTTTAGTATATCCATTATTCGTAGTAGATAATATTATCCGGTATCGTGATTTCTGGAATCGTGTAACCTGTCTCACCCGTAACGTTTAAAGAGCCCTCTTCAATCAATGCCACTACCGAAGCGTTCTCGGGGTCGAGGTTGGTCGTCGAGTTTTGACCCCATACTTTGTAGAAATAGAGTCCCGACTCTTCGAGCAAGATATGCCCGGCTGTCGGTTGGCTTACGTCGGTCTGAATGGAAATCTTTGTATAACGAGCGTTGTCGGTTGCCACGTCTGCGATGAAATAGTATTTCTCTTTCGAGGCCATGCTTTGAAAAAGAATGAGATAGTCGGTAAACGAATCGAAGTCTTTCTTCGCTTCTTGAAGCGTAAGATAGAAGAATTGTTCGCTTGAGCTGTTTGGAGTAAGTGTAATCATGTCAAAAAAGAAAAGGGAGGACTTTCGCCCTCCCCCGTCCTGTTAACCTAAAACCAAAAAGGAAAGAATTACGATCCGGCGGTGAACGTGATGTTACCTCCAGAAGTAGTAGTCAAGAAAGGAGCTGGGATTGCTTCTTCAGCGGTAAGTTGGATTTGATATCCGTTCATGTCGCCTTTAGCCGTTCCCGTTCCGATGGTGCCTCCCGTTGCTTCCGCTCCGGTAGTGTGTCCCATAATCATATAATTATCGTTATTATCTTGAACGATAACACACAAACGAGACTTCAAGAGATCATAGATTTCCGCACTATCGCCACCTGAGAGATTCGGTAAAGTCAACTCTACAACTTGAGAGAAGAACACTGTACCGTTCTCAACTGAAGCGGTGACTGTTTGTTGGAATGAACCTGAGTTCTTAGTCAATTCAAAACCATATACCGTGATAGCGGAAGCCGCGTCAGAAATAGCTCCAGAAGAAACAGAACCCCAATCAGCCGCGTCGAAGGACTTAATCCATACGCGCTTGATCCCTCCGATTTTATCCTTACAGGGAAACGCCCTGCCGTTAATAGTTATGCTACAAGCCATGTTTGAGAGGGTTTAAAGGGGAGGGATTTTAAGCCCCTCCCCGATTCAATTAGGATACGCGACGAACGACAGAGTAAGAATCGTGATCAACGATTGCAGTACCTCCGCTGAACTTCATGATAACTCGAGTAACGTCGTCACCAGTTACACCCATCAAGTTCAAGACAGCCGCTTCAATGTGATCTGTCAACAAGTCCGTTCCGAAGTACAAGTTCTCAGGTCGGCTCAACACCAAAGTATCGTCAGGCATACCCGCCGGAGTGATGATGTTATAACCCATAAAGCGAGAGACTAAGCCATCATTCAAGAATTGGATTTGATAAGTACCCGCTAGAGCTTGATAGTACAAGTGAGCAGACTTTCGGCTCATGTAGATTTTAGCTTCTGGGTCTCCTTTCAAAGCGTCAGGAGAAGTATTTACCAATGAAGTCAAGTTACCAATGATGCTTGAAGAATCGATTGCCGCTGTCAATTCCGTTTCATACGTTGGAGAAGCGTCGACAATCAACTTGCAAATACCGTTGAACAAAGTATGCGCGGCGGTTCCAGAACCCGAGCCGTCCGCGTCGTAATTACCTTGCCACAAGTTGTACTCTACTGATTCAGCAACACGAGCAGCGACGTATTGAGCCGCGTATGACTGGAAGTCGGCTGGAGAGTTAGAAGATTGTCCTCGCATTTGTTCAGCTTCCCAAGCAGTACGAAGGTCTTTGTTACAAATTTGCTCATTGACTTGAAGAGCAGTCGTAGTCAAAACCACGTCACTCAAAGTCATTTGACCAGACGAAGGAGTAGTAAATTCGCAAGTAGCGGCGGCGATTGCTGCGTCGTTAAACTTACGGAGGTTAGCTTTATAGCGGACGTTATCAAGAACGGACACGTAGTTGTTCGCGATAGTGTCGGCGGCTAAGATAGCCGGTGCAACGTAAGGGAGAGCTCGTTGCCCGACGTAATTTGAAGAAATAGTAGCGTTAGCCATTATTTAGAGAATTGATTTTGGATCGCGGCAACGCGTTCCTTAGTTGATAATTTTGATAAATCCACTTTAGGCTGTGGGGTCATTTTCGGAGCGCGTGAGATGCTTGGTGTAGCTTGCTTGCTCAACTCCGTAATTTTTGCGTCTCGCTTCGCGATTTGTGAAGAGAATTCTTTCTTCGCTTCGGCTACCGCTTTAGCAATTAAAGAAACGACTTCTTCACGGCTCATTGCCACCTCCTCGACCACTTCAGCGACGGGGGCTTCTTCTACCGCTTCCGCTTCTGGTTCTTTGATTTCAGTGATCAAGCCTTCAGCGACTACGAACACAACGCCGTCGGCGAGTGTGTAATCTCCATCAGGGAGAGGGATTTGTTCGCCTTCGTCATTTACTACGAAGACAGCAACACCGACCGCGAAGGCTTCCGCGTCGGTTGAGATTTCTTGACCGCTGTCGAGGGTAGCGGTTGCCATTTTTACCTCCTTTTCTTCGTCCTTCTTTTCTTCCACCTCGAGGGCTACGGAATACTCAGCGAACAAGTCGGAGATGCGTTGTTTTAAACTCATTTTAAAAAGGGATTTGCTGTAATAACGATTTTAAGGGGTCATTCCTTACTCCGAATCTTTTTTTCGAGGTAATCTATACCGAGCTCAATTTCAACGGCTGAGAGGAGCTCTAATTCGTTCAGTTTGGATTCCGCCCATCGAAGACCTGCTTTTCCTCCCCAAGCCTGATACATGAGATACCCGCACCCGTCAGAAAATGAACTCGAAGAATCCAGGTCGCCTTCATGTCGAATCAAATACGACCGCATTCGCTTAATGGTCTCGACTGATATAGCTTCTCCTTTTGCGAGTTGGTTCGCTCGTTGTTTACCTACGTCCGTCCCACATGAGCCCCAACCGTTCTTTTCAGCCCATTCTAACGCCTTCTTCGCGTTGTTCTTTACTCCGTCGGGATAATCGCTATACGACTCCATGTCGACCCGTTGCCCGGCTTTATATCGCTTGTCTTCTTTTATGGTAGCCTTTGCGAAATCGTACTTATTCGCGAAATAGCCCTCGATTGAAAACCCTTTCACCGTGCCCTCTTTTACAAACTTCTCCCATATAGCGTCGTTCTCTACTTTCATCGAGACCATCCAAGTGCCAACCGGAACATCAAGCCCGTACATACGAGATTTATCTTGTTCTCCTTCTACGATCCAACTCTCAACTACATGGAGACCGTTTATCTTGTGTTCGTGTTCTAGGGTCGCGTTCGCTTGGTTGCCATTCTTAAAGTAGAGCTCCATCGCTCGCCGGACGGTATTCTTTGAGAAGTAGACGTAATATTCTTCTTCTCCTGTCTTACGATAGATAGGCTTATCCGGAATGAGTGCCGCACCCATTACGATCCGTTTCTCTTGGTCTTGCGTCTTAAATTCTAAGAGTTGCGACTTCATAGCGATGAAATCCGATTCAATCGCTGGGGCTTCGACGAGTGAGATAGCGTCGATTCCGTAAAGTTCCGCTTCTTCGTCTATTATGAGTTCTAAAATGTTCATCCTACAAGTGAGGCTTGGTCGTTTATACGTTGATTGGCTTGTTGGCTATTCGAGACTTCGGAGGCTATCACATAACTTCGGAACCCCGTTTGTCCGGCTCCCGCTCCTAAGAAACTTAAATCGAGTTGAGGCGATACTCCAGGGGCTGAAGCTGTTCCCCCTCCTCGACTAGCTCCCCCGGCGTTGGGTTGTGTTGGTGCTTGGTATTGTGTTCGTGCGATTGTCGCGACTTGTGCAACCCCAAAGGCGGCGGCGATTGCGGCTTGTATTCCGGCATATCCAGGAATTGCGCCAGTGAGCGGATTTGCTTTCGCGCTCTTATACGCTTGAATCACGGCCTCGGTTGCCGACATACTAGCACTTGCAAGACTTAAAGCCTTTTGAACCTTGAACGATTTTTTCGCGTCTTTCTCATCTTGCGATCCGAACGCTTTTCCGAGGGCTTCAATCGCTTGGAATGATTGAGCCGCCATCGCGACCCTCATGTCATTCGTTATGGATATAAGCTCCCTTCTCCTTTTTTCATCCTCTTCATCTTTTGCTAAAGCGGCGTCTTTTTCCGCTTGTAATTCGTCCATCATTTTAGAAAACGCATCCTTCTCTTCTTCGAATCTTTGCTTCTTAGCGTCAACAATGGCTTGATCTCGACGGAAGTCATTCATAGCTAAAGACTCCAATTCTTCGTCGAAATCTTCCTCAAGTTCCAGCTCGTTATCTAAAGCCTCCTTGGTGTTCTTCGTTCTTGTTTCTTTCCCTTCCGTGTCTATCTCGTTAAGCCTTAATTGAAATCCATCTCGACGGCTCTCAAGATCTTTGAGCATTTTATCTGATTCGGCTATTAATTCAGCGTTGGTATCCATAACGTCTTGAGCTTGTAGCCCTAAGAGGTTTGTCATGAAATCGGATTCCGTCTGAACTAAGTCTTGAGCCTTTTTTGCGAGCTGAGTCGGAGCATCTAATAACCCAATCGCTACCAATCCCTCAGAAGTAAAGTCGATCATTTGGGCGAGCGCAACAAAGGGAGCTCGCATCGCTACAATAACAGCCCGAAAAGCCTCTTCCGTCCTTTGAGCGTTTTTAATTTCTTCGTTCGCTCTTGTCCTTAAATTGTCGAGCTCGATTTTGTGCGCTATGATTTGCTGTGCCGTCTTCTCCATCCTCAACATGAGGATTTCTCTTTCTGTCTTCCCTTGAAGTCTTAGAGAATTTTCGTTTAATAAGTGATTCTCGTATTCGTCGGCTGATTGCTTTACGAGTTCTTTAGAGGTCTCTACGAGGTTATTCGTCTCTTCCGACGCGCTATTAATGGCTTTGGTGATAGAGTCCCAGTTCGCTATTAACTCACCCAACAAAACGACAAGGGCACCGATACCCGTCGAAACGATCGCCGCCTTAGTTCCCTTGAGCCCTAAGTTGAATCCCTTGACTCCCGTTTGAGCTTGTTTGAATCCTTTAAAAAGAGAGTCGAGTTTACCCGTTGCTCCTCCCGTTGCTTGATTAAGGAGATTCATCGCGGAATCACCCGACTTACCTAGCCCGTCTAATTGAGTCGAAGTCTTTTGGATTGCCCGGTCTACTTGACCTGTCTCCGCTTCAATTTTTAATATATAAGTGTCCTCACGAGCCATATTAAGAGAGTTACGGGTATTGAAACAATGAGAGCGACAATTAACCAATCAAGCACCTTCCACCAAAAAGGAACCTTGATCTTGTCCCCTTTGGCTTGTAAGAGTTGAATCGCTTCTCCTATATAACGGTGATTGTCTAGATTCCTCATTGCTCGAAAGGTTGATAACAATATGAAGTGGTGTTATTGTAAACGTATCCATATCGCTCGCAACACTGGCGAGAGACTTGATAAACGTTCGACCCTGAAGCGTTTTCGAATTGGATTCGACCGTTTGCCTTATCTATACCGTTTGGAATAAAGGAACAATCTCGAATGTCTCCTAAAACCTTTAAGAGCTCGATTTGCGTGAGCCCCTCGGAAGTAGCGTCGAATTTAATGGAGATGATTCTCCAGTACGTGTCTTTGATATATATCTTATCCGAGAACTCAAACGAAGCGAGGTCGGCACGAGTCAACCGAAAAAAGGCCGTCAATTTTCGAGCGTCTTGAGAATAGAGTTCGTTGACCCACGGCCTCCAGTATTTGAAATACAAGGTATTTACTGGGTTTGCTTCTACGATATGAAACGGGCGTTCAAACCCGAACGATAAGTCTTCATCGGTTACCGTTGCCTCGAGGTCGGAAAATTGCGAAAAGGCTGGGTAAGTCGTGCTCGTAGTGGTTGCGGTATTTGCGTCGTTGTAATAATAAAGCGTTCCGGATTCGAGGCCGTTCCAAAAAGCTAAGCGCGGGAGCGGGTCTTTAATCGTCTTGTCTTCTTGATCCGTGTCCACAAGAAGACGGTGTATTGCGTAAGCGGTGCCCGGTATATACGAAACGGGATGAGGTGAAAAAGGGGTTTTAATTTCTCTCGTTCCCGAGGCGAAATCGTTTTCAGGATCATCTACCCGATAACGACCATATACCCGCGAAGCATTTTTGAACACTAACTCGTTAACAAGATCTTTCCCTTCTGAGTGAGTCCATTCATATTTACGCGACTGGATATCGGTAGTCGGTTCGATTTGAATGTCTTTCGAAAGGTCTACCTTATTAGTCCAATCTTTCTTTGTTCCGCTTTCATAATAATAACCGAGCGGCTCAATATAAAGATGTTTCGGGTTGTTCTTGTCAGCTACGAAAACGAGGTTAAACATCTTTTGTAAGCCCGATACGAAATCGATTTGCTTCATTTCGGGCATATTCGCCTCTACGTCTATCACATGGCCTGAAGTAGGATAAGAGATATTTATAACTTGCCACCAAGTCGATTGAGGCGAAATCGTGTTGTCTCCGTCTAATTCGAGTTCGTCGCTACTATCGTTCATCACATACTCAATCCGAACTTGATCGTCTTTGTTTAAGAGTATGGGGTCTGTCGTGAAAGTATGAACTTGGTCGTTAAATAAAGACCCAGGGTAAGCGTCGAGGATTTGATATTCCGTTGTTGAGGTCGTCGTATTTCTTAACCTCATCGAAAAGGCGTGAGAGGTGTCCGTCGTCCTTCCGTATAAATTAAATCGAAACGTATAGAAAGACCTAAAAGGAGCGGTATATGTACTCCCTCCCGTTCCCGTATCGTTGAAGTTGCCGCCCGTATCAAAAAACGGGGTAGCCTCTCTCCATGCCGTTATCGCTGTATAGCTTGGGTGAGCCGTGAGTCCCGTTAAATCGGTAGCGAGTCCGACGGTCATAGTCTCTCGTTGTGGAGGTATTTCTTCATCAGTTGCTCCCGAATCATCATACCCCAAGACGGAACGGTTCCCGTTATAGAGAAGAAGGTAGAGGTCGGGAATCTCTTCGAAGCCCGTCGCACCGCTAAAGAAATCCGAGTCGAACGTATATCCCGCCGCGTCGAGTATCTCCTCAAGCAATTTCGAAACCCTAAAATAAGGGGTAAAGTCTCCGTGTTCGAGTGGGTTCGTAGTGCTCCAGATATTGTCGGTTTGATTTGCGAACCAATTTTGTCCTTTGTCCGGAAGCCCGTACCGTATCGCACCGCTTGACAAAGTGCCGCCCCAACTAGCTACAATATTTGTGGCGTTTAGCGTGTGATCATACGCTGAAAGGTCGAGGTCGGTAAGCATCGCGTCTCCTATATCCCTCGAGAGGTTAGCGGTCTCACCAAAGAAGACGAGTTCCACGTCTGCATACCTCCCTTTTTGAACGTAAAAGGCTTTGACTTGAATAAAGCCCCGCATCAATGGAATGGTGTTGTAAGTGAGTTCCGCGTCTACCTTCGCCTTTGGATTCCACGTAGGGACAAGTCCAAATTCATTGACCGCCCCAAAATACTCTTGGTTCTTTTTGGTGAGCGGTACGCGGAAGGTCTGCGAGAAACTCGAAGACGAGGTATTAATCTCTTGGAGGTTGGAGAATTGATACGAGAGGTTGACAGGCTCGTTCTCGTAGAGTTCAATCTCGTTTCCGTCGATCGTAAGTCTTAGCATCGGATATATTGAGCGAGTTCAACGTTAAACGAGGTCATAAATATCTTGGAGACGGTTTCTTCTTCTATCTGCATAGAGTTACTTTGTATGATGACAGGAACCCAAGAACCGTCGATTCGTGCCATTACGTTTTTTGATCTCATGCAATACTGAAGAAGCGTGAGTTCCTCAATCGTGAGAATTCCGTTGAGTACATACTGCTCTTTGGCTTCTACGTGATAGGGTTGGGTCTCTCTATCGAATGAAGTAAACGAGAAAGAAGAAGCGTCGTAGTCTCCCACTATCTTCCGATAAGACTTCTCCTCTCTGGTGACTGTCTTTTGTTTCTTTCCGTCGAAGCGTAGGTAATCCCATCCTCCTACCGTATTTGCCCAAGCGAGTTGGACGGGCGAATGCTTTACCGGGCGACAGTCTTTTATAAATCTGTATTTCATTCCTTTGGTTGGAAATCCTTCTCTTGGTTGAAGTTCATAATATGCCCAAGTAGGATGAGAAGAGAGTAGACTCGTTGTCGCTTCTATATTGACAGGAAAAGCCCCCATGTGAGTTAAGTACCCGTCGACCGTTG